GAGGGTGAGTACTTTTTAACCGAAGGTATTAAGGGCACAGGGGACACTCCCGAGTGGTTTAAGGCTGACAAATACAAGTCGATTGCAGACCAAGCCAAGGCGTATACTGAATTAGAGAAGCGCTTTGGTGGGTTCAAGGGTGCGCCTAAAGATGGTTACCAAGCCCCCGAAGGTATCGAAGCTGACGATGCGCTATTTGCTGAGCTAAAGACCTTTGCCGAAGAAACCAACATGTCTCAGGACGCGTTTGATCGTGCATGGGAGATACTGCAAGCCCAGTCTGAAGCGGTCGAGGAAGTATCTTTAGAAGCTGAGATGTCCAAGCTAGGTGACAATGCCACTGGTCGCATCAAGCACGTTGAGCAGTTCATGAAGAACAACCTAGACCCTGATACCTATGAACGCTTGCGTTACGCTGTTAACAGTGCTGAGTCGGTTGAATTGGTCGAAGCGTTGATCAAGTCTACTGCGCCAGCCAAGCTACCTATTGATGGTGTTGTACAGCCAGGTGGTATTACTTGGCAGGATATTGAGGCTGAGATGTTTAAGAAGGATGACAATGGCAACTTCTTGCGCTCTGTTGATCGCAACCATGAATCCAAGATTCAGCGCATGATGAAAGAATTTGGAGGGGATCGTCCTTATTCTAAAACCATTGGGTAGTTTGTTTTCTTATAGCTAAATGTTATTATTGATCTGTCGGATACCCATTCTTGGCCTGACAGATTATTTAAGGTTGTAGGCTGACCGAATCTGTCGGGCACTCAGTCGAAAACTTCTTAAAAGCACTATTGGAATGGTTCCAAGTGCATTGAGTTATTTTGACAATATGAGGAATTTATCATGTCAACTAATTTATCTGCTGTAGCGGTAATTGAATTTGACAGTATGGTCAAACAAGCCTACCAAGGCATGGGCCAACTAAAGAATGCAGTAACCGTCCGTAACAATGTTGTAGGTGATACCTACAAATTTCGTCGCATGGGCAAAGGTCTTGCTAACCAAAAGGCTTCTTCTGCTGATGTAACCCCAATGGATGTTGCGCACGAGTTCAAGGTAGCCACTTTGGCTAACTGGAATGCTCCTGAGTACACCGACATCTTTGACCAGGCTGAAGTTAACTTCGATGAAAAGCAAGAGCTTGCTAACGCAATTGCAGGTGCTTTGGGTCGTCGTACTGACCAGCTTGTCATTGATGCTATGGATGCCTCAACTCCGCTGACTACTGCTATTGCCGCAGGTGGTACTAACCTGACGATGGCTAAAGTTATCGAAGCTCAGGTTGCACTTCGTGATCAAGGCGTGCCTAGCACTGAATTGTTTGCTGCTATTGATGCAAACGGTTTGGGTGGGTTGTTGAACGATGAGAAAGCAACTTCTGCTGACTATCAGGCTATCAAGGCTTTGGTCTCTGGCGAAATCAACACTTTGTGCGGATTTAACTTCATTGTTATCGAAACTCGCGCCGAAGGTGGTTTGACTGTAGCAACTGACATCGTTGACTCTTGGTTCTTCCAGCGTCCCGCTGTTGGTCTTGCTATCGGTATCGACATGAAGACTGAAATTAACTACGTACCTGAGAAGACTTCTTGGCTCTCTAACGGTATGTTAAAGGCTGGCTCTGTCGTTCGTGACGAAGGTGGTCTGGTTAAAGTTCAGTACGATCGAACTGCTTAATAGCACAAGGGGGCTTCGGCCCCCATTCTTTTAAAAGGTGAGTTATGGCGAGCAAGATCGACCTAATTAGTAACGCATTAATATTAATTGGGGATACCCCTATTAACTCCCTTACTGGTGGTACTCGCGCACAGCAAGTGGCATCGAACCTGTACGACAATATCGTGCAGAATGAATTGACTAAACATCGCTGGGGCTTTGCTAAGAAGAAAGCTCAATTGTCTTTGACTACTGATGTGCCTGTCGATGATGAGTGGAAAAGCATATATCAATTGCCCACTGATCTGCTGTTTCTAATCAAGCTGTACCCGTCTACGAATTACGCCCTGTACGGTGACAAAGTGTATACCGATACAAAGGATGCGCTGTACGCTGATTACATTTACAACGTCCCTGAATCTGAATGGCCTGTATACTTCTCTAAGATGATCGAGTATGCGCTGGCTAGAGACTTCGCTAGCTCCATTCGTGATAGTGATTCCGCTAGACAGACAATGTCGGCTGAATACATTAACCAATCACGCATGGCTCGATACACTGATTCCCAACAATACCCCGTGGTGCCTGTAGCGTCTAACCCATTCGTCAATGTGAGGTTCTAATGTTTAATGATGACCATTTCTCACATGTAGGCGGGGCATCTAGCGCACCTAGACTTTATACCTATGAGACCACAGAAGACCGCACGATTGTATTAGGTTCAGGTTACTTCAACCAGGCTTACACTAAGCTGCAAGTTAAAGACCTAATCATTGTTAACAACTCGGTTGAGGTTTATACAGCCAAGGTTACAGCGGTATCTAAGAACAGTGTGACGGTGGCTAAAACGTCATTCCTAGATCGGGAATACGCATACTATTACTTGGATACAGAAACCATACTCGCCCTAAATAATGACGGTGTAACGTATATCCAAGTGCCCAATATGAGTGCTAATCCTGTTCGTGACTTTACGCTTGATGGCGATACTCTGACTTATACGGGTGTTGGTGGCTTGTTTCAGTTTGTTGGCTCGGTAGATATGAGTTCACAGAAAGTCGCCGATGTAACCATTGCCTTGTCTATTAACGATGTGATTAGCCCTCAGTCTATTGTTCGCTCGTTTACGTCTGCGAATAAGAGAGGCTCTGCATCGTCTAACGGGATATTCCAGGTTAACTCTGGCGATGAGTTCAAGGTGATGATGAAAGGCGATGGCACTACGTCATTAGTGGTTGATATCTTCTCTATGAACATAACCTTTATGGAAGTCTAATGGCTAAGTCTAGGTTCATTCAAAGTACATTTGTAAGCGGTGTATTATCCCCACTGTTAAAGGGTCGCATTGACTTACAGCAGTACTACCAAGGTGTGGAGACCGCTAGGAATGTGGTCATTGTCCCACAGGGCGGTATGAAGCGTAGGGCTGGTACTGAGTACATTGACACTGCTTTGAGGGTTCTAGGGTATTACGCTACTACACCAACAACACCAAACGGTGGTACTGGCGCTAACTTAATCGACTTTGATGATTCGACTGTATCCGTTACTACTACGGGCGTTAGTACTACGAACAATTACGTGGTTGCTCAGTATGATCTAGGTGCCAGCCCTGCTAATGCTGCTGTATTCATTGATGTTCGCGGGATTCTATTAAGCTCAGGTACGTCTAGCGAGTTTGACGTTGAGTATTCAGACGATGCCTCGGCATGGACTAAGGTTGCTGACATTCCCCTAATTGGTAGTAATGCACAAAACTTTAGATTCTCTGCTAGTGGAGTGCATAGATATTGGCGTGTAGTCCGTGTGGGTACGACTGATCTAGGTACTGCCACGGTTACAATGTCTGGCTTTGTTGTTCGGATTGAAACCGCTACTCGGTCGAGCGTGAAGCTATTAGACTTTAGTGTAGAGGCTGACCGTCATTACCTATTAGCTCTAACTGATCGCAATATTCGAATCTTTAATTACAGCGGTACGATGGTGGCCAATATTGAGGTGCCATTCCTATCTGCTGAAGTGTCTGATGTTCGTGATACCCAGGTTGAAAACGTGATGCTGTTGTTCCATGAAGATAGGCCGTCACAGCGATTAATCAACTTGGGCACTGATACCGATTGGTTCTTGGATGAGATACCTTGGACTAATATCCCACAATACGACTATAACGATGATCTTAGTCCTACTCCTGTCGCTGACGTTCAGAGAATGACGCTATCATCTTTTGTGGCTGGTGATACCTTTCAGCTAGACATTGAAGGCGTGTTATCTAAAAACATTACCTACGCTGGTGACGCTACTGCTGATCAACGGGATTCAACTGTATTCAACATCCAGAAGAATATCCAAGACATGCCTGTTGTCGGCGATACTGGTGTAAGCGTCTCATACGTCTCTGCTGGCGTTTTCGACATTACGATAGGCGGTGAGTCGGCCAAAGACTTCGAATTGTTCTCAGGCTTCGCTACAAGCGGTACAGCGAGTAAGACGATTGCCTTTGCCAAGACTGCTAATGGATCACCAAGAAAAGAAGATGTATGGAGTTCAACAAGGGGCTATCCCAAAATGGGCTGCTTCTTTGAGAACCGTTTGTTTATTGGCGGCACTAAGTCTAAGACACAGAGCTTATTCGGCAGTAAGTCTGGCTCGTTCTTTGACTTCGACATTGATGATGGTGATGACGATGAGGCGATCTTCGCCACTATCTCATCGCGTAAGTTAAATGAGATTGTTGACGTATTCCCAGGCCGCAACCTGCAAATATTTACGTCTGGTGCTGAGTTTGCAGTGACCAGCCAGCCGATCACGCCATCTAACATTAACATTGCGCCACAAACGTCACACGGTGCGTCATACATTCAAGTTGAAGAAGTAGACGGCGCGACTATGTTTGTCGATAGAAACGGCAAGACATTGAGAG